ACCAAAGAACACATTAGATGTACCAGTAGTATTACTATACCCTGCCTGATATCCAACGGCAGTGTTATTAGATGCTGTGGTGTTTCCAGCTAGTGCTTGTCTACCAACAGCTGTGTTGCTTGAGCCAGTACTATTAGTTCCAAGAGCATAACCACCAACAGCAGTAACATTTGTACCTGTTGTATTATTTTGTAATGATTGCAAACCTACTGCTGTATTAACAGTTCCAGTAGTATTGTTTTGAAGTGTTTGATAACCTATTGCTGTGTTGTTAGATGCTGTGGTGTTTCCAGCAAGTGCAAAATATCCAATTGCTGTATTGTTGGATGCTGTAGTGTTAGCAACAAGAGAATTACGACCATAAGCAGTGTTATAATTGCCTGTCGTATTGTTATACATTGAAGCATAGCCAAATGAACTGTTCTCCGCTCCAGTAGTGTTGCTGTACAGTGCTTGTCTACCTACTGCGGAGTTGTAATTTCCAGTAGTGTTTGAGTAAAGTGCAGAATTACCTAAAGCTGTATTATCGCTTCCTGTTGAATTTGATGCTAAAGCATAAAAACCTAAAGCAGAATTTGCATTTCCTGTTGTGTTTGTTGTTAAAGAAACTACACCAACAGCAGTATTGTTCCCTCCAGTTGTATTTGCCGTTAATGCTCTGTTACCAAAAGCAGCATTACTGTTACCACCATTATTTGAATATAAAGCAAGATAACCAAAAGCATCATTAAAAGAGTCTGTTGAGTTAGAGTATAAAGACTGATAACCCACTGCTGTGTTGTTTGATGCTGTGGTGTTAAAGTTGAGGGCATTAAAACCAATAGCTACATTATTAGAACCTGAAGTATTATAATTAAGTGTTGATTGACCTATAAGGATATTTCTTATTCCAGTAGTATTACTAATTCCTGCATTACGACCTATTGCTACATTTTGCTGTCCACTTGTATTTGCAGATAATGCTTGTTGACCTATTGCAATATTATTATCACCACTTAATGAACCATCACTAAGTGCTTGGTCACCCAAAGCTACGTTACCTGTACCAACTGGATAATTACCATCTAGCTTGATTGTGCCACCATCTACTGAGACGTTACCATTTACAGTAAGCTCTGTTAATGTGCCAGTACCAGTAATACCAGTATATGCACCACTTACCCTAGCACTTGGAACTGTGCCACTGTCTAGGTTGTCTGCATTAAGCTGTGAGAGTACGAAAGTTCCGTAGGCTACAATATCTACGTCATCTCCATTAACCAAGTCTTCTGTAAAAACAATAGAGTTACCTGAAGTGGTTGTGACGTCTGCTGTAGACATACGAACACCGTTTACAAATACATCGACATACCCTGCATCATAAGCCAGGGTGTTACCGTTAGCGTCGGAACCTGAAACTGTTCCAGTTGTAGTTGTTATATCATAGTGAAACCTAGCTGACGTTCCGTTAACTGTAGAACCTGCAGCTGCCCAACCACTGCTTTTGTATACCTTAAGTTCATTTTGTGTAGTATCAAAATAAAGGTCGCCTACATCTAAACTTGTTGTTGGTGCTGAAGATGCAACCCTATACTTCTCACCAAAGTCATCTGATAACGTCTGAGCTGTAGAGGCTGAACTTGCAGCTGAGGTTGCTGAGGTCGCAGCGTTAGTCGCTGAGGTTGCTGCAGCTGTCGCTGAGTTAGCTGCATTAGTAGCCTGGGTGCTTGCTGTTGAGGCTGAAGTAGCAGCATTAGTTGCTGAAGTACTGGCATTAGATGCCTGGGTTGATGCTGTTGTAGCACTTGTTGCTGCATTAGTCTCACTAGTAGCAGCATTAGTTGCTGAGGTCGAGGCGTTGGATGCCTGGGTTGATGCTGTAGATGCATGGCCTGAGGCTGTTGAGGCTGAACTAGATGCATTTGTTGCACTTGTTGCAGCGTTAGTCTCACTAGTGGCTGCATTAGTAGCTGAGGTACTGGCCTCAGAAGCCTTGGTAGATGCTGTAGATGCTGAGGATGCAGCGTTAGTGGCACTTGTAGATGCATTAGACGCCTGTGTAGAGGCTGTAGAGGCTGAAGATGCAGCATTAGTCTCTGCTGTCTCAGCTGCTGCCTGAGCTGTCTCAGCGTTGGTCTCAGCTGTCTCTGCAGCACTTTGAGCTGTCTGTGCTGAACTTAGGGAGCTTGCAGAACTATTTGCTGAAGTACTTGAGTTATTAGCATAAGTAGATGACAGCCCTGCTGAGGTAGATGCATTCGTTGCTGCAGTCTCAGCTGCTGTCTTAGCAGCCTCAGCATCAGTTATAAGCGTGTCTATAGTATTCTGTATAGTTACAGACGTGCCTGAGTTTTTAAAGAATGATGATGATGACATGTGTTAACCTCTAGGATTGTGAGCTGCTTGAGTATGTGTCTTGGAAGTCTGAGTAGGTGTATGTTGGTTGTATCCTTTGAACACCACCATTTGTCTCTGCATCGTTAGCCTGTTCCTGGACTTCAAGTAGGAACTGGTTGAACTTAGCCTCAAAGGCTTCTGTCCTGGTATCAAGGTAGTAGTCAGCTGCATATGTAAGAGCTGAGTAAATCAATAGGTCAGGGGCTACCTTAGCCAGGTTATTCTCGTCACTGTCTGCAGTCATAGGTGCAAACTCATTGTAGTAGTAAAGGTAGACACTGCCTGAGCTAGGCTGTGGAAACAGGTATAGCTTCTCCTGTTGCCTGGTAAAGTTTGTTGGGTTACCTGAATAGTTATTAGCGTTTAACGACCTAAACTTAGACATAGGAACCCTGGTTAGCTCAGTGTTTAGGTAATACAGACTTACAATCTCAATGAAGTCATTAGGTAGCGTGATATACTCAGTTTGCTCATTAAGTGTGTATGTTGTTAATGCCTCTTGCATGGGTGTTCTTAACTGTCGTTGAACACGAGCTATACCCTGGTCTATAAAGGTAGTTGTTAGAGCTGTGGTGATGTCTGATCGGTTAAGGACGTTGTTAAAATGGGTCTTAAGATCACCATAGTTCATAGCTTATCCCTTCTTTGTTTTCTTCTTCTTAGTTTTAGTAAACCCTGACTTCATATTGGCGTAGGCTTTGTTTGATATAGTTGATTTTGACTTAGGCCTTGATGTACCTGCCTTCTTTCTCTTGTTAATGTTTTCATATAACGACATCTATAAACTCTTTTCTGTTGTTAAGAATGCAGTTAGATCCTCATTCTTAAGTTTGTTAACAATATCCTTAGCCGTTATGTTTTTGTCTCTCATAACGTCAAAGCCTTCCCTCATCCATTTCTCAATCACAGCCACAGGTATGGATGCCACCTTCATCATGTCACCTGCTTTTTGAGAAGCTGAGGCGTCACGTTGCTGCTTTAAATTATCTAAATGCCACTGAGGTATTTCCTGAGTGTGATGCATGGCAGTCTCACCTGCCTGGGTAACAAAGTCACTGTTGATGTTGATTATGTTATTACCCTGTCTATCTTTGTCGTAATTCATTGTATCTCCTTAAGTTGAATGTATGAGGGCAAAAGTTAAGGAGAGCATGAAACATCTACCCTCATACAATTAGTTGTTAGGACAAGCCTGTGATCATATGGTCTGCACCAAAGTTCATATGCTTAAGACCGTATTCACCGACAACAGCGTGTGTGTCACCGTCTGAAGTCTTTCCTAGTAGTGTTCTACTAAAAGGTCTTAATACAATTGATCTCCACATTGCAGGGTCAATTAAGAATGCATGTGTTGATAACTGGTGCCTGTTAAGCACAATCTTGTACTCACCGAATGGAGACACATACAAGTCAACCACGTTTACTAATGTCTTAGTATTGTCGTTGAAGTTTCTGTATCTTCCTGAAGCCCCTGTCATCGCAGCAACAATGAGCGAATCTGCAGGTTTTACCATTAGAATATTCGGCTCGGATCCTGCATCATAAGCTGCTTGAGCTGCTACTAAGAACTTAGCCTCAGTCAAAGCATCAGTAGAGTTTGAACCTGCATCAGTTGAGTTAGTAATTAACTGAGTTGCAGAAGCCATTTCTCTAGCTGTAGAAGAGTCACCTGTTACTGCAGCGTTGTCTTGGCCAACGTATGCAAATTCTAAGTCCTTCTTAATCTCCTTAAGGACTTTACCTAACTGGTAACTTGTCTCCTTAGCTCTACCATACGTTTTGACAGCGTCGGCTGTGGAACTGACCTCGAATACCTTTGTAAGGATTTGAGTTGTACCACTTCTTAGGGTTGTAGGTGACTGAGTACCTGCTGAGAAGGCTGCACCTTCAACGGCTTTGTTATCAGCACCTGCTGCTAAGGTGTCTTCCATGTACTCATAAGTACGGTTATGAACCTTCTCACTCTTGATAAGAGTAGTGAAGGGTGTATCAGTTGGAGTGATATTAGTGATAATGTCAGAGACATCCTCAGCGATCCCAACTTGGTTATAACTTCCGAATACGGCCATCTTTATTTCCTTTCATTAAATGATGGTTAACTATGAGGTTTCCCAACGCTTCATGATTACTTCGGAGATATCATCTAAGTCTGTACCTGCATTACCAAGTGCCTGAGTAGCCTCTCTTAGTTGAGTAGTCTTTCTAGACTTGTCATTGACAGGTGCCTTCTTTGATCTAAGGATTTTAGTAGATTTAGTATTCTTCTTTTTCACTGTAGCCACCTTCTTTCCCTGGTCATACAAACGAGCCTTATTAATAAGTTGGATCACTTTAGGATCGACATATTGATTAACTTCGTTTTCAGGTAGACCAATAGATATGGCATAGCCACGAATGTCGTTATAAAGTTGGTTGCTCCAGTTTGGAACTTCCTCTTGTAAAACCTTAACACACTCTTTTGCTGCAGCTTGTAGTTGAGTTTGTTGTTGGTTTTGTAAGTCTTTATAAAATACATTAGCTTCTTCAGTTAGAAACTTATACTCGTCTTCTACTTCCTTATACTCCTTGCGAAGTTGAGCAAAATCCTCCGTAGACATTGTCTTACTTGCGACCAACATGTCCACTTCTTGATAGGGCTTAAACTTTGCTTGAGCTTTCTCCAACATCTTTTGGAGAACGACATTAGACTTAGAAATAGCCTCTTCAGCGTTTTTACGTTGAGTTGCCACTTCCTGAGACTTTCTTGTGAGAGCAGCTTCTTGACCATAAAGTCGCTTAAGATCTTTAACAGATGCCTGAACTGTTTCACCATTAACCTGGATCTCAACTTGAGCGTCGTCACTAAGAACAGGGTTCTCGTCTTCCACATCATCGTCTTCATCCTCATCATCAGTTTCAGTTTCTTCAGGGTCTGTCTCTTCATCTTCTTCGACCTCGTCTTCTTCTGTCTCTTCCTGTAAATCGCTAGTAGTCTCTTCTTCTTCTTGTTCTTCGACTTCAGGTTTATCCTCGGTCTCAGGTTCTGATGGCTTTTCAGCGTCTTCCCATCGTGCAAGGATTGCATCACTAATCTCATCTGCTGATAAGCTCAGTGCATTACTTGTATTGTTTTCGTTATTTTGGGGTTGAACGTCATTCATGATAGTTCCTATTCCTCTTGACTGTTGTTGTCTTTCTCGTTCTTAGTTATAATTTCGTCTCTTACCTGGACGTCGTGTCTTAGGGTATTAACGATATCAACTAAGGCTCGATAGTGGTCGTAAGACTTGTTTCGTGCATCTGTCTCCTCAGGTTTTGAGTTTACAAATGCCTGGAAACTTCCTTCGACCATTCTGTTAATTGTCTTGTTGAACACTTCCATATTCAGAATTTGTTCAGCATCGTTTCCAAGGTTAATTAAAGTTTCTTCCTTGTTCATTTTACTCTCCTAAAGTAGTTGTAGTTATTAGCCTGTAGGTGAGGCTATTCCTCGTACATCTTCAGCCTTGCTTAGAACGTCTAATTCAGCTTTATCGATGTACTTCTTATGAGCTAGTTGCTCCTCTTTTAGATCTTGATTGTCTGAGGATAGAGCGTGTGAACTCTCAGCCTTCATCTTATCAAGCTCCAATTTCATTTGGTTCATTTGTGCATCCATCTGCACCTTCATCTCAGCTAACTGCTGCTGACGTTCTTGTAGCTCAAGTTGTTTCTGAGCCATCTGTGTCTGCATCTCCTGCATTGGATCAGGCTGAGGTGGTGGTAATTGGTCAGGTGGAGTTAAGAACTCTTCAACATTTAATATACCTTGCTTCTGCAGTGCCTCTTTCATCATGGCATACCTGTTTGGCAGCTGATACATAGGCTGTAGGTTAGGGTCTTGAGAGAATAGGGAGTGTAGCTGCATAAACTTGGCTGCATCTCTTTCCTGCTCACCATAGCCTAGCTTAAGCTCAACCATTACATCTCTTTTTTCTTTCCAACTTGTAGGGTCTATTTCGACAAAGTTACCTGCAATATCGACAACCTTTTCATACTGTTCGTTCTCGACAACTAATCTGTATACTTCATGGAATAATGGCTTAAGAAACTGGTTAGCAAAGTTTCTAGCTATTATCTTCTGCCTTTGCTGTGACATTGTAGCTAACTGCTCAACCATAGCTGCTGAGTTCTGCTTGCTTATGGCATCCTTATTTAAGCCCTGCGATAATTTTGAGACACCTGTGGTATTTTCATTTTCCTCTGATAACACCTGTAGTGTCTGAAAGATAAATGGGTTTAATGGTGCCTGGGGCATAGGTGATATAGCGTCAGGCCTTGATACGTTCACCAGGCCACCAACACGGTTATCTATAAGCTCTCTCGGATTAGTTAAACCACCCTTAACAACCATATACCTTGGGTTATTAGTTATTACTGCATGGTCTAGAATAGACCTGGTCAATATAGTCCTGGCGTTTTGTGTGGCTATAACCTTAGATGCAAAGTTTGATCCGTAGAATGCATGAGGGATGGGTAGGGGAGTGAATACTATAAAAGGCTTACGGTCTACTTCAGTACACTCAAGTATTATATTACCTGCCTTACAAACCTTATATAAATAGGCAATACCAGTGCCTTCTTTATCGAGCATTACATAACACTCATAAACCATAATGTCTCTTACCTGGTCTTGATATCCCTTGCTGTCTGATCCACGGCTTGCACCAATACTTTCAAAACGAGCTAATACCTCAGGGTCTGTCTCTACCTCTACGTCTTCATGGTCTGATCCTATTTGACTAAGCAGCTCTTCTGAGTATCCCATTTCTCTTAACTCAGTAAGTGTCTTACGAGTTCTATGAGCTACGAAGTTTACCTCATCTAATGACTTAGCCTGGGGTTCTATTAAGAACTCCTCAGGTGCTAGTGATTCAATAGATACCTGGGATGTGTCTCTTGATGTAAGTATCGTTCCTGATATCAATCCAACTTCGTTTGTCTCGCTGTCACCAAGCTCTACGTTATCCTGGGCAAGTAGCATGTCTAACTCATCCTGGTTAAGGTCGTTAAACTCCTCTTCGACAATCTCTTCTCTTTCATCCCAAAATACTTTAGCAACACCAACTCTAGAGGTAAGGCCGTCATGTATAGCTGAGTTCATCACACTAAATGCATCGTTTTGCCTATGCATGACATAGTCAGTGTACTTACTACACACCTCAGCTGTTTCGACGTCATCAGCATTCTGAGGTGCAAACTTGACGATGTTGTTACCTGCAGCAAAAGTCTCTAGTAAAGCTGCTTTTAAAGCCTCGACGCTGTCATAAACATCCTGTGATACAAACTTAGAGTTACCGTCATGAGCAGGGCGTGGGAGTGTGGCATTGTAATACTCAGTGACTTTCTTACGTTCCTTTGACAACTCACTGTCATAGTATCCGACTGAAGTCTTAATATTACTTTCTAGGATTGTGACAATCTCACTGTCATCCAGTTTAGTATACTCTTCGATTTTAGCCATATTTATACCATTTCCATATAAAATTCATCCGTGCTTTCTGCAGGATCCCAAGCTCCTTCATGCACATAGTTTGCAAGGGCAAGAGACATAACACAGTCATCAAAACATCCATGCTCGGCTTCCATAGAGCCACTTTCAGTGACTATGTAAGTAAGCATTTCTCGAATTGTGACTTTGTCATTAAGTTCCAACTCATGCTCTCTCATGGAGGCTCTAAGTTGATCGATGATTAAGGGTTTAGTTTTAACAGTAGTCGTAAAACCTAGTTTCACTGTTTCTCTGTCAGTTATTTTGTCGTGTTGAACCTCAGTGTAAAAGTTAGGGTAACCCAGGTCTTTACCTAGCCTTGTACAGGTAAGTATACCGTGTGAGTTGTTTTCTACACAGATAAACGCTTCGTTGTAGTAACTTCCCAGTTGAAACAATACTGTAGCGAAGTAGTCAGGGTGGACGTGTCCACGCCAGGTTGCGACTTGTCTTTTCTTACTGTCGAGAACTGTGGCCACGGAGTAGTCTCCGTTCCGTATTCCCATAGACACATCTGCACCAATGACATACTGCTCCCCACTGTCGTGTTTGTAAAAAGTTGTAAGTTCACCACGGCTGTGGTTTACCCATTCATCTGTTTCCAGTGCAAGTCTTTCTTCTATATCTCTAGTGTCAGGTAGTAACTGCTGAAGTTGATCAGGGTTAAATACTGGACGACCAGTTGTTAAGAAAGCCTCATCAGGAAATGATGGATACTCCTGTTTGAATAAGTCAATACCGTTTTGAGCTATCTTACGTCTACGAAACATAAGCTGTTCATTGTCTAGCTTATACTTTTTAACAAGATCCCTTTCCTCAGGTGTTCTCTTAAACTTCTTAGGTACCTCTTCACGGTAATCAGGATCAGTGAACCAAGGGATAAACACTGGTACATAGCCGTTTTTACCTTCGACAGCACCCTTCCATAAATCATAGAAGATACCTGACACACCGTTTGCAGTGCTTTCGATGAATATCGCTGTATTAGGTGTATTAGGGACTGCCTGGGCAAGTCCGTTCCATATGTCTGTAGCTGACGACTTAGGCCAGAAAGCCAACTCTGAAGCGTGTAAGTTCGTAATCGTTTCGCCTCTTCCAACGCTGTCTCCACCTGCTGTGGCGACCACGAATGAGCTGTCGAGGATGTCAAAACTCAACTCCCTTCTACTTGAGTATTTAGTATGTGGCTTCAGTATTTCAGGGCAGTTCTCATGATATCTTTTTGTCATGTCAAACAATGCCCTGGTACTATCGGCATGGTGTGTGATAACCATACCCTTACGAGCCTTTTGTTGTGATACAGAAAAATACAGGTGACCACCAACATAAGTTGATAAACCCTGTTGTCTAGCCTTAAGGATTATTATCCTTATCTTACCTTCTGTCTTTTGTTGATCTTCTACTGCCTTCTGTAATATTAACTGGGCAGGGTTCAAAGTAAGTGGAGCAATATCACCTGACTTTGTTCTTATCTTTAGTGCAGATTTAGAATAAAAAGGAAATTCATAAAGAAGTCGTTCTCTAACCTTCTTTAGTTTCGGATCCATCTTTCTCATCAGTTACAAGAGACGCCAAGAAGTCTTCTGCTTTAGTTAAAGCCACTTCATTCTTAGAAGCAGGTTTTTGCTTGGTAAAGTCTAATACCAATCTTGCTGCAGCTAGTCGTTCTCTTGTTTCACCGACCATATTCATTACTTCTACTGCAGTAACTAATGCTTTCTTTGCATACTCGTCTTCAATGTCATACTTTTCAGCCATTATGTTAACCAACCTCTCTGCTTTCCTTTTTTCTTTTGCTCTTATGGGTTCTATTTGTTCTTTTCTGTAGCCGTCAGGAACCCCTCGTGGACGGCCACCATTAATTCTTTTCTTAGTAGACCAAGACTGTCGTAATGCTCTACCTTCTTCAGTATCCATCAATGTTGCAAAGTAGTTCCTTTTAGGAGCCTTCTGAGGGAACCTGGTTTTTGATGGTGACTTGGCTCTAAACTTCCTAAGATCAGGCACTTAATGCTCCCTGTCCGAGCTGTAAGGCTCCTTCAGGCATTTCTTCTTCCTGGTCGTCTAATGCTAAGGCCGACATAATAACTGCTAGTACAGTTGCCAGTGGGTTAGCGTAGAACTTAACAAACTTAGACGATGGTTTACTGTTTAGAGTATCCTGTAAAAACTTTGC